AGCCCGAGATCCTAGGCAACTACAAGATCCTGTTGTTCAAATAAAACGCACAGATTTTAGGTTTCCAGTAATTGATCCAAAAAGAGATTGGTCGCGCCAGCTGAACAAACTTTGTGGCAATCAAGATTACTTGAAAGCTATCGCTAATTTTGCCAAAAGTCAAATAGTCACTGGTCGTTGTCCCCTGATCTTAGGCGAACGTGTGCAGATGTTAAAAGATTTACAGGAACTAATTCCTGATAGTGTATGTCTAATTGGAGAAACAGATGAAACAACTAGAAAAGATGTACTTGAAAATGTCGGAGGTAAATACAAAGCTGTATTATCTACCAAGCTCTTTGATGAAGGTATCTCTTGCCATCGCCTTGATACCCTTTATCTCACTTGTCCTTCAAATAACCCCATCAAGTTGGAGCAACGGGTCGGCAGAATTATACGTGAGCATCCTAGTAAACAGGTACCGATGATCGTAGACTGGTGGTTATCAGGCGGAATTGTTGCAAGACAACAAACTAAAAGATTAGAGTGGTACAAACAACGTGGATATTACATACTTTAACTGGTACGAATTAATGTCAAAGGCAAGAAAAGATCAGGCTGCGATATTAATCTTGACCTTTGCACAAACAAAATTGTATAATCCATATACAACTAAAGGATTAATGAAAGCACTGAATATCAATCACATTCCTGTGCATTTATTTACTACTGGCTTACTGGAGCAGAAAAAAGATAAGCTAGTTTGCAACTATAAAACTGAAGAACCTATGAGTTATTTTAGGAATCCTTGGTTTTTAACAAAGAATGTATCAGTCTTACAAAAGACTGAATACCTTCAAATGCTTTCTATGCGTAGAATTAGCGAAGCTCAAGACTACATTGCTAAAAACTACATTAGAAAAGACTTAAATAATCCTTTTATTAATATAAAAGGTGATAAAATCTATTTTCCACAAGAGTCCTCGGTTCCGAGGAAATCCTACACTTAAGAACCAACGTTCAACAAAGGAGAAACAAATGGTCGCATGGGACAAAGCCAAAGGCAAACAGTCTTCTGGCTCAAATCAACGTAGAGAAATCGAAAGACTTACATTACCAATTGGTGATACTAAAGTTAGATTAATTGGGGATGTTATGCCTCGCTACTGTTACTGGGTAGTCACTACTGAAGGCAAAAAGATGCCTGTTGAGTGTCTTCAGTTTAGTAGAGAAACAGAATCTTTTGATAACTCCGCAGACGATCCATTTAAAGAAATTGACGAAGCTATCTATTCTGATAAACCTCAATTTTCTTATGTCTGTAATGTGATTGATCGCTCAGACGGAAAGATTAAGCTTTTTGATCTTAGAGCAACTATCTATTCACAAATTGTAGATTACGCTACAAATCCTGATTATGGTAATCCTGCTAGTGATGCAGACGGTTACGATATCACAATCAAAAAAGAAAAGACAGGGCCTCTTCCACAAAATGTGAAGTACTCTTGTCTCCCTGCGCGTAATAACTCGCCTCTCACTGAAGAAGAAAAAGGGCTGGAGCTATTTGATCTTTCTAAAATCTACAAGCGTCAAACGTATGAAGAACAGAAAGAATGGTTGCTGCAAAACACTTCCTATTTTGCAGGAGACGTATCTGACGAGTTTAAACCAGCAGAGGACGTTGACGACTTAGCATGAAAAAGTCACTCTCAGATATGAAACCTACTGAATCTTCTGAGCCTCAAGAGCAAAAAGGTTTTGGAGCTTTTAAAAATATCGAAGGTAATCAAGCAACGATTGACTTAGATATCTTAAGAAAGCACAATGTATTTTTTGCTACTCCTTGCTATGGGGGTCAGGTTACAGATCAGTTTTTCTTATCAATGTTTAGAATGTCTCAAAGATTTATGCAGCACGGAATTAACTTCAGAATTACGACTCTAAGAAATGAATCGTTAATTACACGAGGTAGAAATATTCTGACTGCTATGTTTTTAGAGTCAGACTGCTCTCATCTAATGTTTATTGATGCAGATATTGAATTTGAAGCTGACGATATCTTACGAGCCTTAGCGTATGATAAACCGATTATGGCAGCTGCCTATCCTAAGAAAGCTTTGCCTATTCAATATGCAATTAACTTTAAGTTTCTTAATCAAGACACTAAACAGATCAGAGTAGAGAACGGTGCAGTAGAAGTGCTAGATGCTTCTACTGGCTTCTTCTTAATTAAGAGAGAAGTAGTAGAAAAAATGATGCAAGCGTACCCTGAATTGCATTATAGAAATGACTCAAATATTGATGAAAAGTTTCATAAGTATTGTTATTCATTTTTTGATACAATTCATGACCCTGATGATAATCGTTATTTATCAGAAGATTATACATTCTGTAGAAGATGGCAAAAAATCGGGGGAGAAATTTGGCTTGATCCAAATACTAAACTTAATCATGTAGGAAGTTATACTTTTGAAGGTGATGTCTCAAAAATCATCAATCAAGGCTCTTCAAACTAACTTCTTTGATTATCAGTTTGAAATAGAGTGGGAACTTACACAGAGATGTAACTATTCTTGTTCTTATTGTGCAAGTTATGACAACTCAGTTCCCACCTATTTTAAGTCTGTAGAAGAGTATAAAAAAGCTGTTTTATATATTAAGTCATATATAGATAATAAAAAAGCTAAGATCAATTTTCTTGGTGGCGAACCAACTTTAAATAAGAACTGGGTAGAACTAGTTAAATACTTAACTGACGAAAACTTTACTTGTAGGTTAACAACTAACTTATCTATACACCCAAGTAAGTATGTTGATAAGTTAGAAGGAATATCTAATTTTATAATTACTAGCTTTCACCCTGAATTTACATCTCCTACACTATTTGTAGAAAAAGTTAAAATCTTAAATAAATACAACTTATTAAATTCTGTTAGTATAATGGCAGATACAAAAAACTGGGAATCAGTACTACAAGTGTACAACAGTCTAAAAGATGTTGTTGAGGATTGTCCAATAGTTAAGATTACAGACGAACATTCTTCAGATGTTGCTATAAGTTCTGGTTATCATGAATATACTGATGATCAATTACAACAAATTGAAGACTCTATAAGTGAAACAAAAAATGACTATGAAATACTAGTTGATGGAGAGCGACACACAGTTGATTCACTTAGACAGGTGCATAGCTTAAACTTTAAAGGAATGATGTGTGCGGTAGGTAAAGACAGGCTACATATCAAACCAAATGGTGATGTATATCCTAGTGCTTGTTTTCTAAACCTTCCTCAGACAAGATTAGGAAATATATATAAAGAAAATTTGAAGAAAGTACAAAGGGCGATAAAGTGTCCCTTTAATCACTGTTACTGTGGGCCTGACATTCGTATAGAAAAATGGGCGCAACTGTGACGTGTCTCAGAAACTGCGGAACTACGTTCCTCGCTGCGGCACTACGTGCCAACGCAACCTCACATAGGCGGGCCGTGTTCACCAGCTCTTCACCTGCGGTGTAACGCTGTTCACAAGCTGTGCAGCAAATTTAGCATATTTTAAAAGGAAGCGCAATGACAAAAATTTTATGTTCAGCCGACTGGCATATCATTCTACACAAAAAGAAGGTTCCATATGACTGGCAAGTGAATCGTTTCCGTCAAATGTTTCGTAAGCTGATCGCACTTGAACATCGCTGTGATGTACACATTATAGCTGGTGACATCTTTGATAAGAAACCAGAACCAGATGAAATCTGTTTGTTTCTCTCCTATATCAATTCAGTCACAATTCCCACCTACATCATACCAGGAAATCATGAAGCTACACGCAAGGGAGAATCATTCTTTGAACATTTCACTCAGGAAAACGCTATTAAAAATGAGAACGTCCATGTATTTACTAGAAACGGACGCGCGACTGTGGCTGGGCAGTCGTTTCAATTCTTCCCGTATGGAGAGATGCAAACTGGCAATCTTCCTGCATATGTGGAAGATGACATCTTGGTTACTCATATCCGCGGAGAAGTTCCACCACATATTACGCCGGAATATGACTTCTCCCTTCTCTCCCCTTGGGGCCTTTGTCTACTTGGTGATCTACACTTTAATCATCGTTATGGTGACACTAACTGTTACTATCCAGGTTCTCCGCTAAACACTACCTTTGATCGTGATGATAAACGAGAGTATGGAGTTGACATCTATGATGTAATCGACTCTCGCAACTACTCACGAGAGTTTGTTGATTTGAAGTTGCCTAAGTTAATTCGTAAAAAGATCGCAGTTGGCGAAGAGATGCGAGATGATCCTGTAAACCATGTAGTGTATGAAGTTAC